GTTGTACTTCTTGGCGCTTGCTTGGCTTCCAGCGTTCGCGAGGTTGCTAAGTAGTCCGCTCATCATTTGCAGTGCGTTTGCGGTGTTTACGCTGCTCTGGTTGCCGAATGTCGCAATACCTGTTGGCGTGCTGATTTGCGCCGTTCCGATTTGCTGCGGTGCTGTCACGCTGCCGGTTGTAGTCTCGCTGCCTGTGCTGGTCTCGCTGCCTGATGCTTGGCTGTCCTTGGCGCTGCTCATGTTACTGCTTGTGATGATGCCCGTTAGCATGCTCAGCCCTTTCATGAGGGATGGCAAAAGCTTTAATAACGTCTCCATTCAAAAATAGCCCCGCTTTTGCGGGGCTTCCTCCTTCCTTAAATTCTTTCGATGCCCGGGATGCTGTAAATAGGCATCTCGCGATACCAGTCCTCGTTGAAATAGAAGTCGCACAAGAACTGGTGGCTTTTTGCGCTTGTTACCGCAATTGTTCGGTCAATGTTCTGTGTTCCTTCCTGAATCCACTCTGCCGAGAGACGTGGGAGTTTGTCATAGTCGTCTGCATAGTGCCATGCATCCAGTGATGTTTGGTAGTTAGACCGCATTTCTCCGGTTACGTAGGAAGGCTTGTAGCGGTAGTCCGCCCAGCATTCCTGATACCCAAAGATTTCATCATCTTCTACCGTGCCCTGTGCATAGATTTCACGGTTATATACCGGTTGTTCACCCAGTGCTGCTAGACGCGGGTCGTAGTAGGTGAATCGCCCGCCACGTGTCCACTTGGTCGCAAGACCTTGCTGGTAACTGTGCTCTACTCGTACCACTGCCAGACCGATGATATAGCCGTATTCGGTCGCTGCATAGTCTACCATCTGCTTGCTGCACGTGGTCAGGCTGTATGCTGCCGTATTGCCTAGTGCCTGTCCGGTTGTCGGGTCTGTCTGGCTCGTCTGAACAACTTGATTGACATTGATTGCAATGCGTTGACCGCCGATGTATTCAGGAATCTGCAGACGGCTGTCCGGACTCGTTACGCCCCACGTACCAGACAGGAACTCACGGTATCGCGTGCCGTTTCGTGCATCTGATTCAAAGATGTGCTGCAAGGCGATTGCCATGCGCAAGTCCTGAATGCTGATTGCGCTTACTCCGCTCAGGTCTGCGCCTAGGAATCCCATTCCTCCTTCTGTACTTTTCAATACTGCATAGTTTGGCGTTACGCTTACTTCTCCGCCATCTCTTAATGTTCCGTTGATTACAGGGATAACATTTCTTTCGATTGTGTGTTTGTAACCAAGGTCTTTATATCCTCTGACTGCTGCGTTTCCACTCAGGCTGATTTCCACAGGGTCAGATTTCATCGGACTTGGCAAACAGCTGGTGAAATAGTCGTGGAATTTTCCAGCCTTTGCCGGTTTTGTTGCGTACATTGCACCTTCTGAAATGCTCGCAGTTGTTTCTGGTTTATTGGCGTAATTTCCACCGTCGACTTCTGGATCTTCAGAGTTTCCCGCTTTGTCAGTTTTCTTGTATCCTAGCATTATAGGTGCTTCAAGGTTTTCATCTCTGAACCACTCGTTATAAATCATGGCATAGGCGCGTGCCGGGAGTGCGTTTACTTTCAGCGGTACGTTTGTCGGCATTCCAAAATAATCTCCGATTGTTCCGTTTTTAATACCTCCGCCTTTGATTTCGGCAGTTGGTGTGCTGTATTCGGTTTTTTCTGCCCAGTAGTTTGTATCGTTCTCGCCGAACATGTTCTCCCAGTGTTCCCACAGCAGACGGCACGGAACAAAGAAGAAATAGGTGTCCATGTAGCAGTTATCCATGATAGGATAGATGGGAGTGCTCATGCGAATGAGTCCGTTCAGGTGTATTTTTGCGGTATCGCCCGGTAGCACTTCATCACAGTAGATGGGTACGAGGTCACCTTCGTTGATGGTCGTTAACAGCTGGTGGCTTCTGTCAAATTTGCTTCGCGGTCGTTCCATTCGCGGTACTTGCGCGAAATGGTTTTCACTGTTTCGGTTCGTTTTCCTTCACCTCCTCTTCTTTTTCTTCCTCTTCCTCTTTCGGCTTCGGCTGTTCGGTCTGCTGCATCTGTTTCAGCTGTTCCATCAATTCGGCTGCAGTCTTTGCCTTTTCGTGCATCGTCATGATGTCCTTTGGCAGATTTTCAAGGTCGGTGCCTTCGGTATATACCATGCTCTTTGCCTTGATGTTGGTGTCTCCCGCTTCCAGCCGTGCGATTGCGCTTGCAAGGTCGTAGCCCTCGCCGGCTCGCTGGATTTTTTCGTATGTGTTTTCGTCCGGCTGTCGGATGTAGTCGGTAGTGCCGTTCTGTTGCTTTACTGCTTTCCACGTTGGTGCGGTCTTGCTGCCCGGATTGTTTTTCATTCTTTCGGTCGGCAGACCGTAGTATCTTACCAGAGTATCAGGATTTAGCATTGGTCGTCTCCTTCAGGTCGATGAGCCGTGCGATGTGTTCAGGCATTGCTTCGCTCATGTAGCCGTTCTCGGTGTCAAACTCGCCTAGCTCCACAAGGCTGATGTCTTCGATTTCGCTCGGCTTGCTTTCGTTGGCTTTCCAGCGTGCCGTTCGCACTGCCTGTGCCCTGTTGTTCTGCAGAAATGGCTGTGAGTAGCCGTTGGTCAATGCATCGTGGAATGAGTAGAATTTCAGTTTCATGTTTTTTCTCCTTTACTCTTTGTCCTTGTTTGCATCCTTCAGTGCGTGGTAGATTTCATCGAGCTTTTCAAGGATGTTCATCATCAGCGCAATTGCTTCCTTAACGTCCTTGACCTTAATTAATGCCATTTTACACCTCCTTTCTTTGTTTGTATGGTTTACAATCTGACTCCGCCTCGTGATACCTTCGGTCGAACGTTGATGTCTTTTACCCGCCTTGCAGTCTGGGTAAAACGTTTCTGGTCGCCTCGACCCGCTCCGCTTCTGTGTGCCATTAGTTCACTCCTTTATGTGTTTTTTCTGTTTCGTCCACAGTTTGCTTTTTGGTCTGATCTCTTGCATTCCATGTTTTCATTGTTGATTCTTCTTTCCAGATTATGGCGTCATTCGATTATCAGTTGATGCTGGTAAGTTCCATTTTTACATCCCCTTTCTGTATTTTTTCCCGGTTCGCACATCAAAGTGCACCCAAGTGTTGTATACGATAATGCCGCATCCATCCGGTACGATTTCATTCAGTTTGTTGGCAAGCTCTTTTGCGCTCATTCCATCTACCCGGATATCTGCTGCCATACCGCGCATGTGATAGCTGTATTTTGCTCCACCGCATTTTGCGTTCCATTCTGGTGTTCTGTATCCGCTGGTGATTATCACCGGCTTTCCTAGTTTATGTCGGAGGATGTCCAGAATTGATACTAGATAGTCGTCTATGAATACTACTTGACTGCCGTTCCGGCAAGCAAATTCTTTTACTTTGAAGTGTCTTCCAAGCTTTACGTTTCCATCTGTGTCCATGATATAGCTTTTAATCATGTTTGTCAACCTCCGTGAAGTACGTTGCTACTTTTTCGATTTTTTCCAGTGAATAAAGTCCCGGGTGTTGTTTCGCGTATGCCTTTGCTTTTTCTTTTGCATATTTTGGTTCTGCTGTGAGTTTAAGTACTGTCGTTATGCTGTCGTCATCGTTGAGGCTTCTAAGTTCGTAGGTGTGTTTCATTTTGAGCACCTTCCTTTCTGTAATTATATTATATCATTTTTTTAGAAAAAAATCAAGTTTTTTTTGAAATTTTAATTGATATATTAGTAGCTGGTTTTGTTCCTCTGGTTTGAAAGCGCTTTAGCGCTCTGCCGTGCGTAGCGTATGCGGAGCTCGGCTAAATCCATTCCTTTTTAGCGCTGTGCGCGTCATTCTTTCGGTTCACGCCACTTTTGTCTTAGCTTGTCTTTTTCTTTCTGAATGTTGAGATAGGTTTCATAATCCACGCTCGTGTTTTGTTCGAGATTGACCAAACTTTGTATTGCGTTGCGTCTGCGTCTGGCTCTAACCTCTCTCAGCTCGTCAGAATGTGCCCTAAAATAGCTTTCTGTGTCTTGGCTGGTATCCTTATCTAGAATCTTATCAAAATAGCGTGGAGGCCTTTTCTCGCGTCCTCCAGCGCATATGATGCTATCTGTTCTCAAGATTTCATCTTTGTGTTCGTTCAGATATTTTTCGCCGATGCCTTTCGACATGATTCTGAACTCAGGTTCTCTACCTTCTATCCAGTATTTTGCCGATTGTTCTGCACCTATGGCTTTTTTGTTGACGTATTGCGCTACGTATGCAAAACTTCCCGGTTGTGCTGGTGAAAAGTCTATCATGCCCTTGCCCCAGATTTTTTGTAGCCATTCGCTTTTAAAATAGCTGTTTCCCTTTTGGTTCTTATACCATTGTGCATCCGGTGGTTTTAGTCCGAATACTATTGCGTGGTAGTGTGGTCTTTTTGTTCTGTCGCCATATTCGGCCGCTATGAAGTACTTTATTTTTTTCTTGTACGCTTTTCGCAGCCTTTTTAGAAATAGCTGCACGTCTCGCTTGCTTACTGTCTGACTTTGTATGCTTCTGCAGCCTTTGATTATCTCGCCGTATGGGACATGCTCATCGTCATACGTCAGTGTTAGAAAAATTACATCGTCCCACTCTTTGGCCTCTAGCTCTATTCTTGTTGCCCATTGGTCAGCCATCTGTTTGCGGCAATACTCGCATTTACCGCATGGTAACAATGCGAATTTTCCTTTTTTGACTCCTTCCATGATGTTCGTTTGCAGTCCTTGTTTTGACAGGTTTTCCAGACTTCCCCAGAGTTGCGGTTTTTTCGTATCCATTTGAAATACTAATGGTTTTGTACATGGCATTTTTGTTACCGGCACAAGCTTCCTTGTCTATCTTGTGCCGGTTGACACCTCGCTTTCTTTATATATTAACTTGTTGTAGTCGTAGTAGTAGTAGTGTTGAAAGTGTTGAAAACTCGTTTTTTTAACGTTACTGCGTTTATTTATTGCCTTTTTGCCTGTTGAAAACTTTGTTGAAAACTTGTTGAATTGTTGAATGTTCGTCATTTTGACGAATTTCTTTGTGCAACTTGTTGTTGAAAACCTGTTGAAAGTGTTGAAAACTCAAGTTTTCCACATTCTCTATTTTTTGGATTATTGTTGCTAAAAAAGGGGGATGTTTTCCACCCCCCTTCCTTTCTTAGTCTCCTTTGTATGCGTTGAATACGTCCATGTTTGGCACGATTGGCACTTTTTTGTTGTATTTTTTGAAATTTCCAGCTGTGTCTTTGGCTGCTTTGCCGGCCTTTTCTGCTGCGTCTTTGGCTTTTTCTCCCGCTTTCGCAAGCCCTGAACCCAACTTGTTAGCTGCATAGCTGTACTGTTGTGCCTGTTTTGCGCTTGAGGTTGCTAGCTCGCTTGCTGCCTGTTCCCAGCTTTTCGCATTTTTAAACTGTTTTGCGCTGGTTGCCTGTTTTGCTAGCTGTAAGTATTTTTCTGCCAGATCTGCCGTGTTGTTGCCGTATTCGTACATTGCGGATACGCTTGCGGCCTGTGCGCTCTGCTGGTTATAGCGTTGGCTTCCAATGCTTGCAGATGCTCCCGATGGTGCGCCTGTTGCTCCGTTGGTCGCTGCTAGAATTGGATTGATGCCCGCCGCGATCATGTCTTTTACAGTGTCCTGATAGGCTGTCCCGCGCATTTCCTTTTGAAACGCTCGCTCTGCTGCCGCTTCCGCGCTGTTGTACTTCTTGGCGCTTGCTTGGCTTCCAGCGTTCGCGAGGTTGCTAAGTAGT